AGATCTTCCAGAAGTAAAGTATTATGATGAACAAGTAACAAATATTGAGGATAGGGTTGATTTACTTCGTCAGGAAGTAGTTAATTTACCTGAAGTAAAATATTATGATAAAGAGATAGAAGCAATTTGTGAAGCAATTGATAATGTAAGAGCAGAGATCCCCCAGTTTCCTAAATGGGTTAATGAAGTTAATGAGGTTCCTGATTTTTCATGGATTGGAAAAACATTTAGTGTAATTGATGAGGATTTTGTTGAAGTAGGTGATAAGATAAAGGATATGGCATCTAAATTTGATGCTGATATTCATGATCTTACAGAAAGTCTTGATATTAAAGATTTTGAAAAAAGAGTACAAATTGATGAAGTAAAAGATGATATTAAAAAAACAAAAGAAAAAATATTTAAAGAGTTAAAAGAAGCTGCTATAAGGATTTGGGATCATCATACACAATTCAAAGATGATGATAGAAAGTTAAAGAAGCAAGTCCTTAGCAAGCTTAATGAAACAAAGCAGAATATTGAGAATCAAATACTTGATTTTAATGTTAAAAATTATGAGGAGAATAAAACTCTTACAAAGTATTTTGAGGGATTAAAAGAAGAAATTACCAATCTTCCTAAAGTGAAATACTATGACGCTCCTCTTAAAGATTTGAAAAAGGATGTATCCCATTTAGAAGAAAGGAGAGAAGAACAAAGTATTAATATTGCTGAATTATATAAGATTGTTGGTGAATTAAAAGAAACTCAACAGGAATTAAAAGAAGACCTTACTGATAATCCACCAACTTACACTGATCTTGGGGTATCAAAAGATCCTCTTGCACCTTTAGATCAAAAATTTGCAACCTTAAAAGATCTTACAGAGCATTATAGATTATTTGTTAATAGAATACAAACTCAAATTGCTTCTATCGGCGGTGGGGGAGCAGTAGAGTTACAATATTTGGATGATATTGCTGGTATTGCCACTAATATTAGTGCTTATGATGGAATGTTCCTTACTGTTGATTTAAATCAACCAAGCGGTAAGAAATTTAAATTTTCTACCGTAAGTAGTGGAAGTACAGCGTGGATTCATGATAGTGTTGGTATTCATACTTTATCTAATGTAGGTATTGCTACGACCGCTAGAGCTGATAGTGCTTTATATGTTGAAGGAAATGCTACAGTCACTGGTAATTTAAATGTTAGTGGAGATCTTGAATATGATGAAGCAGTTGCAAGAAATTGGAATATTACTGGAATAGCAACAGCGGCAGAAATGCATGTTGGTGTGGATACTGGATTCTTTACTGAAGATCTAGTTGTAAATGGTGATGCTAGAATTACTGGTATTTTAACTGTTGGTAAAACTTCAGTAACGGTTGATGGTACTAATAATATAGTAAATGTTGGTGCGGGAATTACTTTAAATGCCACCACCGGCAAGATTATGGCACCAGAAATTGTAACAGTTGGAACAACTGGTGCATTTTACCCTCCTGTCCTAAATACTACACAGAGGGATGCTCTTACTGTAACTCAAGGTGCAATGATCTTTAATAGTACTGATGGCAAATTACAAGTATATAATGGATCTTCTTGGCAGACTCTACCAGGTATGACTCTTGGTCTTACTGTAGCATTGGATGGTTAATTATGAAACCATTTAAAGAATTTTTAAATGAAGCTGAGCCTACAATGAGCGCTAATGTTGCTGGAGAACCCACAGGCAATCCTCCAACCAATTCCGGTTTTGGTGCTAATGCAACCGCTTCTGGACCTGTCGCTGGGTTTGATAAATTCTTCTTTCCTAATATTAATGATGACCTTTTAGCTCAGGGATATCAAACTCCTGCAGAACCAGGTTTAAATAAGTGGAGATTTTCTAATATATATCCTGTGATGAAATTAGAATTGGATAAGGCCAGTGAGGGGCCATCTATTGACCAAATGGTAGATGCATCAAAAGAATTTGTAAACATCGAAGCAGAAAGGACGGCTAGGGCAATGAGAAGAACTTATCAGCAATTTCAGGGATTGAGAGAAGATCATATGCATAAGACCTGTCCGGCAGGATCCTATTATTGTTATCAAGATAAGAAGTGTAAAAAAATCCCTCAAGGATATCATATAGGTTCTAGGGGATGGTTAGAAAAAGATGAAGATGAGGGGGAAAAGAAAAATGGGTCCAATAACGGGAATGGAAATGGAAATGGCCATTCTAGCAATGGTAACGGTGGGAATGGCAACGGTAATGGTGGCGGTGTTAGTGAAGGAGTAAGATCTCTTTCACTTAATCTTGAAGTGCCTCAAACGCAGACAGAATTTAATTTGGGTTTGATGTTTAGGGAAAGTTTGGATTATGATAGTGGGATGCTTTTTATTTTTGATGAAATTAGTCAAAAATCTTTTCATATGAAGGATACAAGAATTTCTTTGGATATTGCATTTATTAAAGAAGATGGTATAATTGAGAGTATAAAAGAGTTAGATCCCTATACATTACAACCAGTTTATTCTGATGGTGATGTTCTTTATGCTTTGGAAGTTAATAGAGGATGGTTTGAAGAAAATAGTGTATTTGAAGGAGATCAGATTTTAACACTTAAGAAATAATAAATAGAAGGGTAGATAATACTATTATAATGAAAAGTGTATCAATTGAAGATGCTAAGGGTAATCCTTTTTTAGAAGTTATTGATGTAATAACTCCAGAACCTCTTAAGCCTTCAAAAGTAATTGAAGCAACACGTTTGCCTAATTATCAGAAAGTAGGAAATATAATATCCATCCAATTGGCTTGGAGGGGCAGAAACTATATGGTACAAATGTTTTTCCCACAAGTCAAAAAACCATCTCGCAAGGAAGTACAGGATCAAGTAAGGAAAGTATATCCTGATGCTAAATTGTGGGGCTACCAAGTATCGGACTATGACCCAGGGGAACCACTCCTCCAGATTGGAGGACAACGATAAAGAGATCGAAGAATTAAGAAAGAAAGCAGAGAATTTACAAAAACTATTAGATATGACAAGAAAAACTCTCGAACACGACAAAAAACATTTATTTGGAGAAATGATGTAGGAAATTATTATGGCTATTGATGACATCTATCTAGGCAATCCGAATTTAAAAAAAGCGAATACTGCTATTAACTTTACTCAAGACCAAATTCTTGAGTTTATGGCATGTAGAGAGGATCCAGTTTATTTTGCAGAACAGCATGTAAAAATTGTTACTCTGGATCATGGTTTAATGCCTTTTGAACCCTATACTTTTCAAAAGAAATTAATATCAAATTTTCACGATAATAGATTTAACATTTGTAAGATGCCACGTCAGACGGGTAAGTCTACAACTGTTATATCTTATTTGTTGCATTATTTACTTTTTAATGATAGTGTAAATATTGGTATACTAGCAAACAAAGCAGCAACTGCTAGGGAGCTCCTGGGGCGTTTACAGACTGCCTATGAGAATATTCCTAAATGGATGCAGCAGGGTGTGTTATCATGGAACAGAGGTTCATTGGAGTTAGAGAATGGCAGTAAGATATTGGCAGCTTCTACATCTGCGAGTGCTGTCCGAGGTATGTCGTTTAACATCCTCTTCCTCGATGAATTTGCATTCGTTCCGAACCATATTGCAGACTCATTCTTTAGTTCCGTTTATCCTACTATTACTTCTGGTAAGAGCACAAAAGTCATCATTGTCTCAACGCCTCATGGAATGAATCATTTTTACCGTTTATGGCATGATGCAGAACGGCAAAAAAATGAGTATATCCCTACAGATGTTCATTGGTCGGAAGTACCAGGAAGAGATGATAAGTGGCGTCAACAAACTATTGCTAATACATCAGAGCAGCAATTTAAAGTTGAGTTTGAATGTGAATTTTTAGGATCAGTTGATACTCTTATTGCTCCCAGTAAGTTAAGAACATTAGTATATGAGAATCCTCTAAAAAGAAATGCTGGTTTAGATGTATATGAAGATCCTTTAAAGGGACATGATTATGTTTGTACAGTGGATGTAGCACGAGGAGTAGTAAAAGATTACTCTGCTTTTGTAATTGTTGATATAACAGAATTTCCTCATAGAGTAATTGCGAAATATAGAAATAATGAAATAAAACCTATGCTATTTCCTAGTGTCATTTATGAAGTAGCAAAGAGTTATAATGATGCTTTTATTCTTTGTGAGGTAAATGATGTGGGGGATCAGGTAGCATCAATTTTAAATTATGATATGGAGTATCCCAATTTGCTTATGGCCTCGATGAGGGGCAGAGCAGGGCAAGTGGTGGGTCAGGGTTTTTCTGGAAAGAAAACTCAATTAGGAGTTAAAATGTCCAAAACAGTTAAGAAGGTAGGATCTCTTAATCTTAAAACATTAATTGAAACAGATAAGCTTATATTCAATGATTATGAGATTATGAGTGAATTGACTACTTTTATTCAAAAAAATAATTCATTTGAAGCAGAAGATGGATGTAATGATGACCTTGCAATGTGTCTTGTCATATTTGCATGGTTAGTTGCTCAAGATTATTTTAAAGAACTTACAGATCAAGATGTAAGAAAAAGATTATATGAAGAACAAAAGAATCAAATTGAACAAGATATGGCACCTTTTGGTTTTGTTAGTGATGGATTAGATGATAAAAGTTTTGTCGATAAAGATGGGGATAGGTGGTTTGTTGATGAAGATGGAACTCAAGGACTGAATAGATTGAGAGATGGTCCTAATACATGGAATACAGATGAGTATGGTGATCGATCATATATGTGGGAGTATATGTAAAGTGTGTAAACAATAAATAATTTCAGATAAATCTGAGATTCGGAGAAAAAGAACATGGCGACTCCTCAATTATCTCCTGGTGTATTAACCAGGGAGGTTGATTTAACTGTAGGAAGAGCTGATAATGTATTGGACAACATTGGTGCACTGGCGGGACCATTCTCGCTCGGCCCAATTGATGATCCAATTAGTGTTGCTACAGAGCAAGATTTAATTAATGTATTTGGCAAGCCCATTTCAACAGATGCTCAATATGAGTATTGGATGAGTGCTTCCTCTTTCCTATCATACGGCGGAGTCTTGAAAGTATGTCGAACCGATGGAACAACACTCAATAACGCAAATGCGGGTGTTGGCATTGCTTCTACAACTGCATCTAAAATTAAGAACTATGATGATTATTTGAACAATTGGGATACGGCTACTAATTTCACTTATGCTGCTAAAGATCCTGGTACATGGGCTAACACATTAAAAGTATGTGTTATTGACAACTATGCGGATCAAACAGTTACTATTGGTAGCACTGATCCCGCAGTAGCAGGTGCGACTATTGGATTTGGTGTTACGGCATCATTGGCCAGTGTAGTTATTCCAGGAACAGGAACTACTTCTGAATTCACTGGTTATCTAAAAGGAATTATTACTGGCATTACTACTAATGCATCCACAGATGGATCAGTAGATGTTAAAATTGTTTCTCGTGTAGAAACATCTGGTGCTGGTTCTACTGAAACTGCAATTGATTATGCAGAAGGAACTACATCTAATGCATTTGCAGCGAGTCAGACACTCAACTTTGTTAATAATGCAGGTGTTACTTCTACAGGAACAGGTATTGGTGCTACGTCGTCTGCCATTGCTGATTGGTATGATGCTCAAACTCTAAATCTTACTAATGCAACGACTTATTGGAAGTCAATTGCTCCCAGACCTACATCCAATGTCTATACTACTAATAGAAGTGGTAAAGGCGATGGAATGCATGTGGTTGTAGTTGATGATACTGGTGATATTACTGGAATCAAAGGTAATATCTTAGAGAAGCATCTGGGTCTTTCTAAAGCACTTGATTCTGTATCAGATGTTAATTCTCCTCAAAAGAATTACTACAAGCAATATCTGGCTGATTTCTCAGATAATACTTATGCTGGATATAATGTTTC